GTTTGTTGACTCTCCAGCGTAGCATTGTCCCAGGTATCTGAAAGGCATGTACACGTTTTCTCTGCAGATTGTTTCATATACGCCTTTCCCCCCGATCACATCCACAGGATGCTTCCCCTGGATGGTTCCTTCATCACAGTCTTCGTATTCGTCATAAGCATCACGCTCTCTGTCCGTGAGCTGCATGGCGAGATCTATGTCGATGCAGTCCCCCACTTTCATGTATCCTTCTGGAAAGTGCAGGCTGCTGTATTCTTTCCATGTTTTCATGTATAGCCGCCTCCTTGAAATAGTGAGGGGGAGGCGGGCAGTGCCCCCCCCGCTGTCTTTTAATTGAACGGAAGATCTTCCTGTGCTCCCTGCGGAACTTCTACAAAGTCTGCGTCTGCCACTCCGGCCTCTGACTCTGCTGCCACATTGTAGTCGTTGGAAGTGATAGCGACCTCCGTATATTTTTCCTTGAGCTGCTTTCTCATCGCGGAAGTCTGCTTGTACTGTTCATCTGTCAGCACTCCGGTCTTCTCCACGGTAACTTTGCTGTACTTAATCCCGTCTTTATTGGTCGCCGTGTCTAGCTTGAAGGTAACCACGAGCCTGGTGTACGGGATCCGGTTGCTCCCCATGATCCTGGCCAGGTTCTTGTTGACATCCTTGATGGATGTCGGCGGAACGCTCAAGAGGTAAATATCCGGCCGGCCAGACATCAGGAGATAGATGCGGCGCATGTTCTTGCACGGCTTTCCTCCGTCTACAAACTGGTTCATAGGACAGTTATCGCAGTTCCGGACCTCTCCGGTCTCCAGGTTGACTCCTGTCTTCGCATCCATGGAGCTGCAGGTCGGAGGCATGTTCGTGTTGTCTCCGCTTCCATATGCTGCACTCCAGTAGCTGTTCATTCTATGGGTGAAGAGGATTACGCCCTGAACCTCTTTCATGATCTCCGGATCGTCCGGATCGTCGCCTTCCACTTCGTATGCTTTTCCTCCTCCGGAAGGAACCTTGATCTGTCTGCAGGCGATCCCGCGCTCCTCATCAAGATCGGCCATTTCTTCCTTCAGTTCCTCGATCAGGTCCGGATCCATTCCCTCGAACCCTGTTACAATCTGAAAATCTTTCATTACTGCTAATTCGTTCTTACCCATTTTTTACATGTCCTTTCTGTATGTGATTCCATAGAGTATCTGGCATTTCAGGATCGATCCTATCCGGTATTTGTTCTCGATCTCCCCGTCCAGTGTCGTTGTTACGAAGTATCCGCCCGCCACATCTTTGAACCTGCAGACGATGTCTTCTCCTCTGTTGTTTCGGATCATGATCTGATCTCCAGGTCTGATCTCCAGGTCATCCGAGTCCTTTACGGCGACCGTCTTTACCTCTGATATGTTAATGCCCGCCATTCTGAACGCCTCCTTTCGTTATAAACTCTTCTACAGCGCAGTCCAGGCTCGCTCGGATTGCTCCCAGGTTCGATGCCATGATGAGCGGATTTCCTTCCGCGACCTCCTTGGCACACAGGATCACGCCATCCATGACCGGCCCCATGACCACATCATCCTGTACTCCTCCTCCGACGAGATAGCTGTCGCATTTTGTCTTATCCCCGTCTTTCGTCATTACGCATCCGAACGCTCGGTCTCCGGTGAGGGCTGTTACCTTGCCTTCGCTGTCCGTTATCTCAATCCTTACCATTACTCTTCCTCCTCTTCAGCTTCCGCTTCCTGGAACCCGTCGTCTTCCTCTTCCAGCATTTCTTCCAGAGGCGTCTTCTCTTCTCCGAGCTTTCTGTACAGGTCATTCATGATCCGATCGGCCTGGGCCGCAAGCCTTACAGCCTCAAATGCTGCATCGATGGCCGAGTTATAAATACTGGATGCGGAGTTTACCGCCTCGGCGTCTCCGGCCTGCAGCACCCGGAGGAAGGACTTCATGTCTGACTTGATCTTGTCCGTGGCTCCGCAGAGGTTTGTCCAGCTCTCCGCTGCGATCCCGTACCCCTCGTGTCTGCTTGCTACTGCAGGGAGGTTCTGACTCTGAAGCTGCCTGCATGCAAATGCCACGGCTGTCTGGACATTGTCCTTTAGGTCCCTCTCGCTATCCAGTGTCATGTCAAATTCCATCTGATCGTACATGGTTATTCTCCTTTCTTCGCTTTTTTCAGCGCCCTGTTTGTTTCTTTCCTTCGCACGATGTCGAAGGTGTCATATGAATTTATTACCTCGGCCAGCTCTGTCGGGAGCCCCCCCTGCTCCTCCACGAGGTTCTTGATCGTGGACTGCAGCGTTCTTGAATTGACCGTTTCAACGATAATATCTCCCAGGCCCTGTTCCCGGAGCACTTCCAGGAAGTCCAGGCCCGCCTCCTGCAGTGACTCCTCTGACTTCTTGCTGTAGATCGTCTTGTCCGAGAGGCTGAAGGTGTAGCCTCCAGAGCTGATCTTCGGGCAGTCGTCGTCGATCATCTGCTGTGCGATCTCCTGCTTCTTTTCTTCGATCGCCTTGTTATTTTTTTTTGTCGCCTCTGCCAGGCCTTCCTTCTCTTCCAGAAGCTCCTGGTATTCATTGACCATTTCTAATAATCCCATTCTCCTTATTCCTCCTGTCTGTTGTATTCGTCCGTGGTAGGCCTCTTTCCGTCCAGATCTGTCCAGGTATATACCTTTCCGGTGCTGTGCTCATACTCTGACTTGTAGCAGTCCCGGCACATGCACCTTCCGTTCAGCCACCGCATCTTCCCCCAGTATTCCGGCTTATTGCAGCTCTTGCAGATCACGATGTTCCTGGTCCCTTTTACCGGTATGGTATCAACTTGCACAATGCTCATCTTTCTGAAGCCTCCTTATCACCTTTGTCATGTGCTCGGGCTCGTTGTCCTTGTAGGGCGATTTCTGATACATCCCTCCATCTGAATGGACTCCGTAATCCCTGTAGTATTTCTGCGCCAGATGAAGGGGAATGTCCTTTCCCTTCCCGCGGACGGTTATGACGCCTCCGTCGCTGTACCGGAATGTGATTTTCCACATAGGCTCCTCCTTTTAATAATCTTTATGGTATTCCGCGAGGACTTTTCCGCAGTCTACGCACACCTTGTATCTGTCTGTTCCTGAGATACGAACCATCCCGCTTGCGGAGCACGCCTCCCCGCTGACCTGGTTTTTATGTTTGCAGAATATTCCCTTGATCGGCCGCCGGCGCGGCACCCGGATAACCCCTGCTCCGCTTAACAAAAAATATTGCATGCTATCTTCTCCTCCTTCTCATAGGGAGACCGTGCATCTTCCTCCAGTTATTCGTGCTTTCCCGGTAAATCTTCCGGAAGGAGGCTGCGTATTCGCTTCCTCTAGCTGCTTTCTCGGAAAGTCTATCCAGGGCTTCTGACACCGTCTCAGCGCTTTCCTCCGCCCTTTTCACTGCCGCGTGCAGGATCGCATCCATCTCGTCCCCCGATACGCGAGCCGCATTGAAGGCTTTCCTGCGCACCTCTTCGTTCCTTTGCGCGATGGCTGCATTCACTCCACTGAAGAAGCTGGCCATGGCCTTCGCCCACGCCTCTCCCATTTCAATTATGGTTTTCATTAGAAAAAATCCCTCCAGTTATCCACGACCGTTTTGGCCATGTCTTCTTTCTTGGCCAGCGCCTTGCTGATCATCTCATCCACCGTCTTCTCCACTACCAGATCTATGTATGTGCAGGTGTTACGCTGCCCGATCCTGTGGATCCTGGAGAGGCTCTGGCTGTATGTGGCGTAGTTGAAGTTTTTGCTGTAATACACGCATGTGTCTGCTGCAGTCAGCGTGATTCCGGTGCCGGCCGTGTCGATCTGCCCTATGAAGAGCACTGTGTTCGGATCCTCCTGGAACTGTTTCACGATGGCTCCGCGGTCCTCTTTCTTGATGTCTCCGTAGATGGCCACAGCCTTCTTCCCGGATGGTAGTTCCTTCTTTGCCAGTTCGATGATCGCCTTTACTTCCGGGATAAACCTGGCGAAGATCACCAGCTTCTTCCCTGTTCCCACCACGTAATCCTGAATGATGTCAGCCAGCGCATCCAGCTTTGATCGGCTCACCAGCTCCGGCCGGGCTGAGTCGTCTTTTACCAGGAACCCTCCGGTCAGTTGCTGCAGCCGCAGGAGCTTCGTCAGGACGGTCGTCGCTGTGATCTGGCCTCCGCTGTCGAGCTCTGCGTAGCTGTCTCTCCTGATCCGGTCATACAGTTCGCGCTCCTTCTTATCCATTGTGATGTGCCTGGTCTCAAAGGTCTGCTCCGGCAGATCGATGGCTTCTTCCTTTGTGATCCGGAAGGCGATGCTGTGTTCTTTCTTGATCAGCCCATCCAGGTCCTTGTATCCGATGATCTGTTTCTTATTGAAACCGCCCATGATGGCGTATCGGTTCCGGAACTGATAGAAGTTTGTCCCGAAGATCTTCGGATCCAGGAAGCGATACTGGCTGAAGATGTCGATCGCATTATTCTGGACCGGAGTTCCGGAAAGGATCAGCTTGTACCTCGCCTGGTCTCCGAGCTTATGGATCGCCTTGCTCTGCGCTGCATCGTGGGTCTTGATCCTCTGACTCTCGTCGCAGATGATCATGTCCGGATCGTACTCCTCCAGTTTTTCAAAGATTCCGGGGCGCCAGGTGCTCTCATAATTGATTACGGCCACCTTCAGTGCTTTGAACGGAAACTTCATCAGGTCGTCGAGTTGCTTGATCCTCTGGCTCTTCTCTCCCAGGAGCGTCCTGCAGGTATATTTAAAGTCCGCGAATTCCTGAAACTCTTTCGGCCACACCGCAACGACTGACGTCGGTGCTATGATCAGGACCTTCTCGATTTTTTTCATGCTATACGCAGCTCCTGCGATAGCGAGTGCGGTCAGTGTTTTGCTAACCGCAGCCCATTTCAAACAAAAGGCCGAAGCCTCTGTTAATATGGCTGCTCATCTCATCATCCCCTTTCCAAGTACCACTCCGCTTTCTTCCGGATGTTCAATGTGGTACTTTACATGTTCTTTCTGGCTCTTGAATATCATTAAGTTTTCAGGATCATTGTTGTGCTTGTCTCCGTCCTTATGGTGGACTACCTCTCCTGGCTTAAGCGGGCGCCCCAGCATCTTCTCTGCCACAACTCTATGCTCATGCCTTCCATGATCCTTTGGATATGTATCCACCTTACACGGTCCCTTATTCCTCTGCTCCCGCTCTCTTACGGCTTCCCTTCGCCCCGGGCTCCATCCGCTGCTCTTATTCATCGGATTTTCTGTGCGGTTGTATTCCTGCATCCGCTTACTTCTGTATTCCCTGGAGCATGCCCTGCTGCAGAAGATGTGCGATCTTATCTGCGATGGATTCCTGTAGAAGATCTTCCCGCATGCCTCGCACTGAACCTGCACCATGTTGCATCATCTCCTTTCTTCTGCTATGATGTGATTGTCTTGAGGGGGGGGGCATCCTGAAACTCGGAACCGTCTGCCAGTGTCAAATTTTCCCGGATCTGATCTGGCGTAACGTCCCGGAGTCCGACGTAGCTGTAATCGGATGCCTTCCCTCTGTTGTATCGTTTCATGTATTCCGGGTTCTGCAGTCTCTCATACTTTCCCCGGACAGCCAGTGAGCTGCGTCCCAGCTCCTGGCTCATGTGTATCCAGTCGTATCCCCGCTCTTTCATTCTGAGGAGCTTCTCCACCTCATCCTCTGTCCATGGTTTGTTCGGCTTCCGCATCGGGCGTCCCTCGATGCCAAGATCTAAGATCCGCCTTTTCACTGCTCCTTCTGTCTTCCGGAGCTCTGATGCGATGTCCGTGTATGTATACGTGCCTTTCTCAATCATCCGGCGCAGCTTCGCATCCTCGCTGGCTGTCCATGGAGCATTGTGGTTCTTCTTTGTCTTTCTCCTCTTATCGATGTCGAGCTTCCTTTTGAGCTTCGCCCATTCTGGCTCCGGCCCCAGGGCGAATGGCTGAAGTCTTGAGAAATCGAGCAGGTCCTTGTGCTCTTCTGCCCATTTCCAGAACTCATCAATGTCGATCACCTTGAACCGGTTCTTCAGGACTCTGTGTTCCTTTACCGGTATCCCATGCCGGATAAGTCTCGCCTTGGCATAGGATCCATTTCCGTGGCCATACAGCTCAACAAGAAGCTGGTTATAGGAAATATCTGTTCCCCCGTCCAGGTGAGCTCCGAGGCCCAGCCTGTTCTTCCTGTTAAGGACTGCATTCTCGGTCCTTCCGAGTGCCTTCGCGATCCCCTGGATGGATACGACGCCCCATTTGTCCTGAAGGTAGGCATCCTCTGCCTCGCTCCAGCTTTTGTTCCTGCGGCCCGGATCCGCTCTGGCCGGGTTACTTTTTCTTCCTCTTCTTGCCACGTATCTCCGCCTCCTTCTTTCTTTTCTTCATGAGATCGGACCATCCGACTCTGGCTCCGCACCAGTGGCAGTGCTCATGGTATTCGCTGATCCGGTGATGGCAGCACGGGCAGAGGAAGATCCCCATTTCATGGAGCGGCTTGTGCTCTGTCTCGTAAAGCTGTATCATCTTCCCGAGCTGCTCTCCCTGCAGCTTGTAATCGTGGAGGATGCTGTCCAGCTCCTTCGCTGACTCCGGTAGTCCGTGCTTCTTCATGACTGCTGCCAGATCGCTATTTTTCATAAGCCCTCGCCTCCTCTTCCGGATCGACCATTCCGAAGGTCAGCAGGGCCATATTCGCCGCCCTGACCTGGTGCGTGTACAGGGATTTCTTGACAGGATAATGTGCCAGCGGCTTTGGTTCCTTCCGGATCCGCTCCGCATCCACGGCCTCCTGGACGTCTTCCATCTTCTTTCGGATCGCATCAATGGATCCCGGCAGCCTGACGATCGTTGAAAGCCTCTGCAGGATTTCCAGATCGCACTCCCCGACCATCATCTGAAGGCTCTTGTTCCATTTCAGCTTGTTCCAGGACTTCATGATCGCCATCTGTGTGGCGTCTGCTTCTTTGATCAGGATCTTTCCGTCTTTTACTGCTATCTTCATTCCTTGTAAAACCTCCCGAAGCCGATCGTTTTCATTACAAACTCTTCCTGGCGGTCATTCAGGCCTATGATGTCCATGTCCCCGTCTTCATTCGGCCCGACCGCTGCGACGAAGAAGTCTCCGGCGATGAAGTCCCTTCCTCCGAATATCAGACGGTTCGGGTCCATTCCGTCTATCTTCCCTTTTTCGTTCAGTATGCATACCATGCCGCGTATGTTTTCATATGGGACTGTCTCAATGTTTCCGCCCACGAGCTCCTGCATGGCCTCGAGCGTCCCGTCAATTTCCTTTATTTCCGGTTCCTTCCCGACCGGAACATATACTACTTTCATTTATCTGCCTCCTTGTAAAACGTGTGATTTCCATGGGCGAAGAGTTCCTGCAGGTTCCTGCTGTGCCATGTTGACTCGTCCGAAGAACTCCTGAAGTATGTAGCTCCCTGGCTTTCATCCCACTTATCCACCTGGATCATCCGGAGGGCTTCCCAGCATTCCTCATCCGGAGCGGCTTCGTCGTACCTTCCATCCCAGTACGATGTGAATTGCCCATCCTGGGATATTACTTCTTCGATGCTGTCCGGGAACTCCTCATCCCATACGCGGTTCAGGACCACAAGGATCACGAGAGCTTTCCCTTCCGTGCCTTCTCCTTCTGCTTCAGCCATTGCGATCTTGGCCAGCATGTACGACTCTTCTCCGCTCCAGTCGAGGCTCCGGATCTCTGTCAGCTTCCTGGTCTCACTGATCCGGGAATTCCCCGCCTCCTGGACCTTCTGCATGTACTCCAGCTCTTCCTGCTGCCTGGCGGCCTCCTCGGCCTCATACGCTGCCTTCTCCTCCTGAAGCTGCTGCCATTCCTCCAAGGTGTACGACACGCCGTGAGCTTCCACGATCTTCGGAGGTCCTGGCGGCTCGTCTGGATCGAACAGAAAAGCCAAAATCAGGGCCAGCCACACCGCGCATCCTAGTGCCACGCTTCCGAGCACACTGCACAATGTTTTTATGGCTGCCCTTCTTTTTCTCATTCGACCTCGTCTTCTGCGCATATCCGCTTCCCTCCTTCCGGAGATCTGCTGATCCGCACCTTATCCCCTGTTCTCTTATGGATGTACAAGGCCTCATATCCTACGTCGTAAAGGCAGGCGTAGTCTTTTGGATCTATGCCGAACCTGTCACGCAGTTCTCCCTTTTGGTTTCTTGTCAGCTTTTTGGGTTGCTTCACCTTCTATTCCCTCCATCTTGTACATTTTCTGAATGACTCCATAGACTGGGTGATCCCTTGGTATGGTGATCCCGTCCATGCTCTTTCTCCTGGTTCCATCACTCATCACATGTGTGATCATCTCTCTTCACCTCTCTTCTCGCTTCCGGATCCTTCATTCTGCCCTCTAGGCTTCTTGGGTCCGGTAGTCTGTGACAGGTTCTCCAAAGCGATAAAAGAACCTGTCTGTCCTGCCCCCTGAGTATTCTTTGGGTTGCCGTATTGCCAGTCGCCTGCAGTGCGGTTTTTTCATTGCCGCCATCCGGGGTTAAATCGCACCCACCAGTCCATGCTCCGGATGTTCTCTCTTCTGGTGTTCTCATCTGCCTCCGAGCCGGGATTTTTTTACTAGGGTTTGCGCTTCCCACCCCTATGACGACGGTTCTCTGCAGGCATCAGTCGCCCCGCCGGATGGACTTATCTGCGTCGGCTCCACCAGACCTGGGTTTTTTAAGAGGTCCCGCATCCCTCTTTTCTCCGTATTCTGTTTACCTTGTGAGCAGCGCATCCGCTGTCTCGTTCTCCGCAGTCTCCTTTGCTGCCTCCATGCCCTTCATGAAAGCGATTACCATCGCCTTCTTATCCGAAGGCAACTTGATGTAGATTTCAGAGAATACCTTTGCGTCGTCGATCGCCTTCGGATCGAAGCCTGTTGTCTGAACTTTGCTCATGCTGTTTCCTCCTTCCATTTGTTGATTCTGAAATAATTGTATATTGCTAAATCCATATTGTCAAGTCGTTTTTTATTGACTGTGAAATTTTTTATTGACTCTGAAATATTTATAATGTATAATCGGGGCAGGAGGTGAGAAAACGTGAACAATCGGATAAAGAAGGTACGCAAGGTCCTTGATCTGACTCAGCAAGCGTTTGCTGAAAAAATAGGTTTGAAGCAGAATTCTATTGCTCTTATTGAAAGCGGAAAAAGAAACACATCAGATCAAGTCGTTCTTTCAATATGCAGGGAATTTAATGTGAACGAAGAATGGCTCCGAAACGGAACCGGTGAGATGTTCAAGGCTGCACCAAGTACGGCGCTGGATGCCCTGGCTGAAGAATATAATTATTCACATCGGGATTATGTGATTGTGGAGAAATTCTCCAATCTTTCCCGTAAGGACCGGGATGTAATTCTTAACTTTATTACTGAGGTCGCTGCTGGATGCTATGATGTATCTGAAGACACTCCGGCCATTCCGGGAAGTCCCGCTGACATCGATATCGATGCTGCAGTAGAATCTTATCGGCGCACTCTGGAGCTCCAGAAAAAAGTGGCGGAAGAATCATCAGCTTCGAATGGTACAAAAACGGAAGATAAGGGGGCGTAGGCATGAAAATAAATTTTGGCGGATGGCCCGAGGAAATTCATTCCGACTTCGAACAAGTAAAGAGAATCGAGTCTTCTAAGAAATTAAAGAAGGATGTTGTTTCTTTGGATTTAGATTCCGGTCAGGTCATCATTCAAGGATCCGGATCGGATCCATACAAAGCTACCTTGCATGAGTGTACTTGTCCGGACTTCGCAATCCGGCAGGCGCCTTGCAAGCATATGTATTATCTGGCGGGAGAAATGGGAATCCTAAAAGACTTTCCTGTCTATAAAAAGAAAGAAAGCTCCTTTGATCCAGACGCAGAAATGATTCGATATAAAAATTTATTTGAATCTGGGGAGATAAGCGGAGAATCGTATGTAAAGATCTGTACCGCTCTTTCTAAGATCAAATAAAAAAAACCGCCCAGTGCGCCAACACCAGACGGTTTTGTGCTTCCCTTGTGGAAAGCGGTATACTGTTCATACAAAAAAAGTATATCGCATTTCCATTAAATCCACAAGGGTTTATTTTTTATACTCTTTTTTAGGATATGCGATATGAAAAATAAGAAACTCATCCCCCTGGCCGTAGAACCGCCGGAAGATCTCGTTGATCTGTACATCCGTGTTTCCACGATGGAGCAGGCCATGGAAGGCTACTCCGTAGTAGAGCAGGAGAACCGACTGAAGCGGTACTGTGAGGCCATGGGGTTCCGAATTCATAAAGTTCATATTGATGCCGGCTTCTCCGGAGCTTCTCTGGACCGTCCTGCGATCCAGGAAGTGATCCGCGATGTCCAGGGCCATCTCGTCAAGAAGGTCATTGTCTGGAAGCTGGACAGGCTCTCCAGGTCGCAGAAGGACACGCTGATCATGCTCGAGGACGTCTTCCTCGCGAACGACTGCGACTTCGTGTCCATGATGGAGTCCTTCGATACATCCACCGCCTTTGGCCGCGCGATCGTTGGGATTCTGGCAGCATTTGCCCAGTTGGAACGCGAGAACATAAAAGAACGCACCATGATGGGCCGGGCAGCCCGGATCGCAAAGGGGCACTACAATGGCTCCCATCCGCCGCTTGGATATAAGTTCCTGCCTGGATGCAATGACCTTGTGGTAGATCCGTTCGAGGAAGCCATTATCCGGGAGATCTTCTCGCTGTTCCTATCCGGGAACTCGATCAACGGGATCGCGGCCCGGATGGCCGAGAAATACGGCAAGGTGCGAAACTGGAACGGAACGACCGTGCGCCGGGTTCTTGGGAACCCGATCTACATCGGAAAGGTCCGGCAGAACGGCGAGCTCTTCGACGGGCTGCATGAGCCGATCATCTCCGAGACCGACTTCTATATGGCGAATGCGATCCTTGTGCATAACAAGGAGGTTCAGAAGCAGAGCTGCAGATCTGTCAGCCTGCTGACCGGCCTGCTGTACTGCGGGGACTGCGGAGCCAGGATGCAGCCGCGGCGCATCTCCAGGGGATACGCTCTCCGACGATATGTCTGCTATTCTGTCAGCCGGACCAGTAAGGCCATGATCCGATCTGATCATTGTACGAACCGGCTGCATCCGTACACGCAGGAAGAACTCGATGAGATCATTATCAATGAGATCCGGAAGCTCGCAGTGGATGAGGAATATGTGAAATCCATTATCCAGGAGGATTCCGGACCGCGGGTTGATGAAGCAGAGCTGTTTCAGGACCGTCTGAAGGAAGTTCAGACTCAGATGGATAAACTTCTGAACCTGTATCAGATCGGCGTCCTGGATCTTTCCGACATCGAAGATCGGATTCAGGATCTGAAGCGCGAAAAAGAAACGCTGCAGAAGAGCCTGGACGGCGCCTCTACCAGCGTTCCACTTGATATCCAGAAGGTGCAGTCTTATGCCTCTGCATTCGATGCAGCATACCGGTCCGGGAACACGGAATACATCAATCGCATGATCCGGCTCCTGATCGACAAGATCGTCGTCCTGAATGCTGATATCGAGATCCACTGGACATTCTGTTAA